TTATCAAAAGATTTAGTGAAAGTAGATAAATTGAAAATTGTGTTGGACGATAAACACACGTATATGATCGGTAAGTTTGGTCCAATTATTAAATGCAGCGATGAAGATGGGAAATCCACATTTAAGCGTGTGTGTGAGGATATAGATATTGACAAGTTGCGAAGAGGGGAATACGCACTTGAAGAAATTATTGCCAAATCGACAAACAAGGATATCGTATTGGGCGAATATAAAAAGACGGAGATTGTTCTTAAAGAGGGAAAATACGGGAAATATATCCGTTATAAAACGCGAAACATATCGGCGGTGGCGGAAGGCGATGCAGAGATTACACTAGAGGATGCGATAAAACTTATTGAAGGCAATAAAACCGGTGGCGGTGCAAATAAATCATCTATTATTAGGACAATAGATGATCAGACATCAATCCGAAAAGGTAAATTCGGAGATTATGTATTTTATAAGAAACCGGAGTGGACGAAGCCCAAATTTATAAAATTATTTAGTTTTGTAAAAGAGAATGGAAAAGATAGCTATAAAACGTGTGATGTACGAAAGTTAAAGACGTGGTTGAAAAATAATGCATAGAATAAATTATGAATCCATAAACGCCCCTTTAAAAATACCATTATTATATGGAAATACCTCTCTGTTAAATTCGATGCACGTTATTATAATAATATATATCCAAATAAACACCGTCATATAGTCGGGAATAACTTTTTCTATTTTCACATACATTGCTACATACCACCCTCCAAAGAATCCTATTATATCTGCAAAATGGTTAATGTTTGTTTCCAATATTTTTCCATTTGGGTCTTTGTTATGTTCCAATAATTCTAAAAATAAATGAAAAATGTTGGCGATAAGAAAGTTGTTTCGCAAACTTACATTCTTTTTTTTTAATAAATAATACCCGATCGCACCACTTGTTATATGTCCAACGGTGTATATGTCTGTGAGATATATACCCATATATATAATTCTAGAATAAATTAAGAAAATAAATTATTAAAATAAATTAAGAAAATAAATTGGGAACACCTACATTATATACCTTTTCAATGTCATTTCGAAGAGAGTTAAATTCAATTGAGAATGAGAAAGGCACATCTTGGAAATCAACAAGCATCCCATTATGATAACGGAATGTAAACTTTAGTTTTTGGATTCTTTCTATTGGCGGGTCATATACAGATAGGTTAAGCAATGTATCATTTCGCGAATCAAAGAAAGGGTTCGCTCCACAGGTAGTAGGTCTATTTAACATTGGTATTTTAGCAAATGCAGATTTAACCTTTCCTCCATACGAATTTAAATACATATTGCTTGTTTTAGACGGATGGGGGTAAATCTCGTCATACGAATTGTATTTATCGAGCTCCATATAAATAACGTGCTCGCCGTCGAGTTTGGGAAATTTAGGTGAAACGATTAATTTATTGTTGTCACCTATAGAATTATAAGGGGGTAGATCGCCACAACAAGTTGTGGCCGGGGATTCCATATTAGAATTAATCAAATTTTTTATACCTTCGGGGAGACAGGTAGAGGTGTCGACAGACTTATATTCCTTTTTGTCAAACCCCAAATAATAGCCCAATCCCCATTTAGTAGGCTGACACCATGCAGTTTTACTATTATCGCAATTATCCTTATAACAAATCTGGTGGTCAAATTTTAAGGATAGGATGTCGGGGGAGTAAAAGATAAATCGTTGAATAATGGGGTCATATTTTACGGTAATATTATCTGTATTCATAAGACCTGTCAATACACACGCCAACTGGTGTGGTGTATAAAATCCGTCTGGTAATTCGACTAATATATCATCGCCACCCACGTTATATACAAGAGCGTTATTCTGAAATTGCTTACTAATATTATAGAAATGGGACGGCATTGCTGTTTCTGCCAATCGCAAAGACTGGACATTTTGGATAGATTCAGGTAATTCTACTTCGAAATGGTTGGCGTTTGGCCACTTGCATACGTCTCGGTCTTCAGAATGTATAGTGACAAGCTTTCTATCTAGGGTATAATACTGTTGACGAGGAATAAGCGGTTGGTTGTTTTGCACATTGAAATGTATAGGCATAGCACTCATAATATAATTGTAATGAGATTTTATTTACAATAAAATAAATGTATAATTTATATGTCTAGCGAAAGTAGAAAAATCCCATTTACTCATAAAACAATTGGGACACCCGACGGAACAACTAACGCTGGGAACCACCCGACCCCTGCTGGTGGAAATTATACCTTAACCAACCTAATAGTGATATGTGTGATTGGATTAGTCGTTAAAATATGTTTTGCGGAAAGCATTTCGACAGATGGAGAGACTGGTCCGGCGTCGTCGACCATATGGGGATATGGCATTACTGCGATTTCCGTATTTTTTATAACATTTATAAATTATGCTCTATCCACTAAAGCCGGATATAGTAATGATGGTAAAGATAGTTCGATAAAGTTTGCCGGACATTTTATTCATAGCTCGCTGCCGTCAATCTTTACACTAATTTTATTAATATATTTAATATACCTTAACTTCACCTATTTTACTAAAATAAACTCTGGGAAGGTGGCCGATGAGTTTTACGATATGTCTAGAATGTCGACGATATTACTATACTTTCAAATATTTACACTGTTCAAATATTTATATACTGCTCATAAACCAGAGAAGGATGGTAAGGTGAACGATTCCTCGAATGATGGTGCAATCATTTATTTACTTAGCCTGATGAATATAGTTTTTATTATTATACTAAATATTATATTAGAGTATTTCTCCACCGATGGTTAATGGAGTTTTGTTAAAAACATAAATTTATAAGTAATTCCGTATTCTTTTTCGGTTTCCCATATACCCGAGATTTTTAATATTATATCATTTAATATTCGCGTATTGTTGTCGATAAATATTTTTATGAGGCCTGTTCGAAGCTGGTCCGAGATATTATTTATTCTTTTTTTATCAATATTTGCCTTTTTTAATATATTTTCTTCAATACATTTTATTTTATTAATTATATCACTATTCATTCCGGGACTGAAGCGGCATTTATATTTTATATAATTTTTTTCTGTGTTAATCCCATTTAATTTTATGTTTAATAGTATAGAATTTAGAGTATACATGGGTGTGGAGTATACCACACGTGTAAATCTTCCATTTGCGATCACCGTATTATTTATATTTTTTCCAAAGAAAAAGCTGTTGCTGTCAATATTATTTATGTTATGAACAATATACATGATTATAATGTATAATTAATGAGTGTTTAAGTTATGTTTAAGTTATAGGATGGACATAAAATACAATAAAGAGATATAATATTAAACTTAGTTAGGTCTGGGGTATTATGTAAATCGGCGGATGCTCGATTTAATTTATCAAGTAACAAGGGAGTTGGATTAGCAAATAACGCATATACCCATAATTTATATAAGTTTGGATGACTTTCTTTTATTAACCGCAGCGCTTCCATAATTATAGTTATTATATAATAAAGATAATATTTAACTCACTATAATGAAATTAAATAATTCGAAATTTGAAGATTACCTTGCGAATTACTCTAACAATACCCTTCATCCAACATATAAAAGTGTATATAATGATTTCCCCGCCGACATTAAAGAGCTGAGAAACCATATATTTTACGGACCAGAAGGTGTAGGTAAATATACACAGCTTTTGGCAAGTATAAATAGATATAGTCCGTCGAAACTAACATATGAAAAAAAGATTTGTATTAGTTACAGCAAACAAACCTATTATATTAAGATTAGTGACATTCATTTTGAGGTGGATATGTCTCTTCTTGGGTGCAATACGAAGTTATTATGGAACGACTTGTTTAATCAAATAGTTGATATTATATTAACAAAACCGGATGAAACGGGGATAATTGTTTGTAAGAATTTCCAAAACATAAGCAACGAGTTGCTAGAGACATTTTATAGTTATATGCAAACAAATAACACGTCGAGTATTAATATAATATTTATGCTCTTAACAACTCAAATAAGCTTTATCCCTGACGCAATTAGAAACCGGTCTAATATAATTAATTTTGCAAGACCGAGTAGGGCACAATATACTAAGTGTTTGGGAGTTAAAATTAATAAGGGTTTAAAGTTAGAACATATTTCAAATATTAAAAATGTGAATACAAACATAACACAGCTAATGACTCCCCACCGCAATATATGCAACAAGGTTATTAATAATATTATTAATGTTAACGATAGTTCATTTATTGAGGTTAGGGAAGTTTTGTATGATATATTTATTTATGACTTGGATATGAACGAGTGTATATTTTATATACTGACGGAATTAATTAAAAAAAAACATATTAAGTCCAATCATATTGCAGAACTGTTTAATAAAACAGCGATGTTCTTACAATATTTTAATAATAATTACAGACCAATTTATCATTTAGAGAGTTATATCTTTTATTTAACAAAGACAGTTCATGATTATAGCTGATGCGTGTAAAATATTGAATTTAACCAGTCCTTTCTCTCTCAGAGAATTAAAAAAAGCATATTATAATGAAGCACTTAAGAATCATCCCGACAAAAATCCAGACAATCCCGATAGCACGGTGCGCTTTCAGAATATACTGGAAGCATATGAGTTTTTGTCAAGTTATGTAGACAACGCTGAGGATAACGCGACAAAACAAGACATTAGTTATGAGGGTATATTGAGAAACTTTATATATTATGCAGGGGGGGATAAGTCGGCTAAAATAGAATCAATATTACATATGATTACGCAAAAGTGTTCTGCGTTTTCGAAAAATATATTAAAATCGTTAGATAAGAAAACACTACTGACGATATATGATTATATGACAAAATACTCTGACGTAATTGATATAAATCCCGAGATACTAAAAACGTTAAAGGGTCTTGTCCACGATAAAATTAATAAAGACACCGTCTATATTTTGAATCCGACCATATATGATTTATTTGACAAAACTGTGTATAAACTCGAATCATCAAAAACGTATTACGTTCCTTTGTGGCACGAAGAAATAGAGTTTGATGCGAAAGAAGAAGAAAACGGTTCTATTATAGTAAAGTGTGTGCCCGAACTACCCGAGCATATTTACGTAGACCACCACAACAACATTAATATAAATATATCTGTTTGCTTATCCGGATTACTTCTACGCGATAGTATTTCGGTTGACGCGGGAGATAAAGTATTTCACATACCTGTTAAAAAATTATTTATTAGGCCTATACAAAGTTATGTATGTAGACAAGTTGGGATTCCTAGAATTAATAGCGGTGATATTTATAACTGTGAAGAGATAGGAGATGTTGTCATCCATATTGCGTTGACCTAGGTAAATGCATAAAATGTAATAAAAAATATAGAATATATATTTTTTATTATTACTACAATAATTTTTATTTATATTTATTTATTTTTATTTATTTACTCTGCAGAAGCAGTAGTAACCTTCTTTACACGACGAACAACCTTCTTCTTAGCGACTGCCTTTGCGGCGACAGGGGCAACAATAGTTGGTGGGGCGATTGGTGCAACAACTTCGGCTGCTGCACTTCCACCAGAATCATCATCCTCGTCACTATCCTCTGCTAGCTCTGCCTCATCATCGACATCATCGTCGTCATCATCCTTCTGCTGCTCCAGACGACTCTTTTCGCCAGATGACAGCTGGATGTGGCACTTGCCCTTTAGGGTCGCGCGAGGCTTCACAACTGCCTGGACGAGCCGCCAAGTCACGCCAAACTTACCGTTCGCAAACCATAGTCCACCACATCGGATTACTGTAGCAGCGTTCGATGCCTTTGAGATAAGATCGAGCGGCATTAGTCCATTCTCATTCGGGAATAGGCGATGGCTCTGCATATCGTAAATCTCGCAATCAAATGCCTGATCCCAATAAGTGAGCTTAACCCTGAGAGTGGGTGAGCGAGTCATATCAAACTCTCCCGTCTGTTGATCCTTGGGATAACGAAGCATCGGATGGAACAACGCATCTACAACATCGTCGGTTACCTTTGACTTATTTAGAAGCTTCTTACAGTTCTCCTTCACGTGGGTCTTAATATTCTGCTCAA